ATTACAGGTCTTACTAGAGATGTAGTACCACCACTAACAACAGGGTTTCCGAGAGTCACAGTTGGTGGGTTGATCACATCATAATCAGATCCACCACTCAGTAGGTCAACTTTGCTAACAGGTCCATAGTAAATCTTATCAAAAGATTTGTAGTTTGAAATTTCTACACCGTTTATCAGCATCCCTGTACTTCCAGGGACAGTTTTTACACCAGTTCCATTCTTAATGTTTTGAGAGGATGGAAATTTCTTAAGAAGTCTTTGTGGGTGTATCAGTCCACTCTTTTGAACTGCTAATGTAAATGTATGTGCTCCGGTTGAATTTGTTGAAGCGAATTCAATAGGAGTATCACTTTCTATAAAAGATGGTGACTCATACAGTTTAATTTTGTTATCTGGAGAAAGAACTTTAACGTAATACGTTCTCTCAGAAAGTCCATCAAGAACATCAATCTCTGCTGTATATTGAACTTCATCACCAGTTACAAATGGTACACTTGAACTAAATGATAGGATCGAATACTTTAATGTGGAGTTGCTAAATCCCTCTAAAGCACTTCCACTTGCAGAACTGATGGTTGCTTTCTTTACGTCTTTTGTGATTTGATATGATGGTAAAGAATTGGATGCAACATAGAAGTTTTCATCATCCTCATTATATACGTTTTGAATATCACACGTTACTCCGCTATAAGCGACTGGGACTACAGAACTAGATGCGGTTTTTAATTTTCTTCTAATAGCATAATCAACGCCAGCAGCTGGAGTAAATCCTCCAAGATTTGCAAGTGTTATTTGCTTGTTTGTGGCGTTGATTGATGAAACAGTCACATCCGCTTGGGATATGGTTTGTGTAGATCCCTGAAGAATATCTACAACATCACCAACTTTAAGGCTTGATTCTTCAATTGAAGACCTAAGAGTAAAAGTAGATCCAGATATTGCATCAACTTCAAATCTTACTGTAGTATTATAGATCCAAGAATTTGCAAAAATTTCTTTGTATGTTTTATCAGTTTCTGGATTTTTAATTATCTCACCAACATTCTTGACATACAGTACCTGTCCCTCAGATACCAACGATGGATTGCCGACCGTCTCAAAATCGGAAAGAACACCGCCAACTCTAACCTCTACTTTCTTATTAATATCTCCGTCTTCATATCCAAAGAATACTTCATTAGTTCTTATTTCTGAAGAAACAGAAATTTCTTCATCAATTCCACTACATTGTAAGAACTGATTTAAAGTTTTCTCACCATAAGTGATTACATTGTTTCCAGATACTAAAACTCCAGTTGATCCAAACCCAACTGTTGAGTCTACAGTGATAACTGATGATCCAGCAGAAACCTTAGTAATCGACTTTACTTTTGGTTGGACTTTGAAAGTTCCTTCAACAGTGCTTCTATCAGTATATCCAACAAAAAGGTTTAACTTATAAAAAGTGCTGATTCCAGATCTTGTAAAGATTTCTACCTCAGAAACTGAAGCTTTGGTATTTTCGTCTGCAGAATTGACAATTGTTTGTCCAACTAATCTGTTTGGATCCCCAGAAATTCTTTCGGCAACTACAACTTCTCTCTTGAGAAACTCTGCATCAGACGGTTTGATCAGATATCTTTCAAGATCTACTATGGTTGGAGTAACTCCGTAGAGAACATTAAAGAGAATCTTGAAAGATTCTTTTGTTCCTTTTGCTTTATATAAAGATCCAGACTCTTTGATGAAGTTATTAACATCAAGATCTGATACGAAATCAGTATCCTCCAAACCTGGAGTGAAAGTATATTTTATTTTCTTATAAAATTCCTTGAGAAACAGTGCACTCAAGTTGTGTACAGTATCACCTGCGGTGTGTGAAGACTGTGATGTCTTTTTGAAGACTAATTCTTCAGAATTTAAATCGGTTCTATAGGTTTGAATTCCACTGAATCCTCTAATACATCCAGTAAATGTATTAGTAGTAACTCCAGTGTAGGTAACGATTTCATCACCAATTCTAAACAAACCATATTCTTTGGGAAATCCCTTAGTAGAATATACCTGTACGGTGTCAGTAGTTGAAGAAATACCAGAATACAGAGTAGTCTGTCCTGAAATTACTTCTTGTGTGAAATTATCTAACTGTAAGTATTGGTCTAAGTTTTCGGCAACGTCCGATGGACCACCTTGGTACTCTTGAGAAATATAATATTGCTTTAAAAAATCAACAGACTTTGGACTTTCAGAACGTAAAAATTCGGGAAGTTGGCTGTCAATAATTTGCTGAACCTTTACCCTCTGCTCAAACCCAGTTTGTATCATCTTATACCCTCTTTAGCTCTCCGTTTAAGTAACTAGAAGTCGATTTATATCCTACACCGGATGTTTGCTCTCCAGATGTAATTGTATCTCTCACCATATTTATGGTGCTATTTGAAACATCGAAAGACAAATAAAGGTCCTTTAATCCAATCACATCGTTTGATTCTGGGACCGCTTGTATCTCAATGATATTGTTACTTTCAACAGTTGACGTGATCGTAATTGTGTTTATAATCAGTTCACCCTTAACGTAATCTACAGTTCCTACAGGGTTCAAAGTTCTATCAATCATGTAGTTTCCAGAAGAATCTCTAATGTCTCTGGTAACAGTCAGAATTCCCTTTCCACTTCCATCAAGTGTTCCATCACCTTTCTTATTTGGAACATCTGTAAAGTAGTATAATTCGGCACTTCCAGCGATTGTGAACCCTGTGCTCTTAATGTTAAATCCTTCGGGATTTATATGGAATCTATTTCCATAGCAAAGTTCATACTGTCCTGGTGTTTCTATCAGAGCATTTAGATTTCTTCTAATCTTGACGCGAGTAATGTTTGAAGAAATTGCATCATCAACATTATCGATTGTCTGGCAAAGTTTACTATACTTGAATCTTCCACCAAATTGATTGATGTTGGATGATGAGAAAGTATTTAAAACAGAAGTAACATTTGTTTTCAGATCATTTACGCTAGTGACCTGTGAACTGTTGTAGTAGACAGCAGTATCGATCTCAACGTAAAGAACCTTAAGATCAACTATCTGTTGATTTATTCCAGAGATACTGTATTCTTTCAATCTTGTAAGAATATTGTTCTTATCAAAGTCTGATACAAAGTTACCATTCTTCGGTTTGATACTAATGAATACATTTCCATATTGTGGTGGGTCTAATTCTTCACCACCAACTACGGATACAGATTCAGTATTTGGATAGATGGATTGAATAATCGCCTCATAGTCACGATTAGTTACCGCTCTATACTGTGATGCGTAAATTCTAGGGGCAAAGTACTTAATCGATTCGATAGGTTCAATGTCTCCACCATTTGCAGCAGAATTTACAGTAGAGACTGTGATTGAACCACTTGGAACAATGATGTTATCATCAGAGTCAGTTACTCTTCCAGAGAAAGAGAAGTTTGATGCACCGTTTCCATTCTTACCATCAGTGATAATGTATGATACTGTGATGATTGATCCAGTCTCAAGTTTCTTTCCAAAGTATCCATCACCAAACAACAGTTCATATTTCTCATCCTGAACTTCTTGAATCAAATAGATTTCTGAAGTTGCATTGAGATTTAAAATATTATTTGCTAAGGAATATTCCCTACCATCACCAGTATCTGATAATCCCTTGACTTTTACTACAATAGTTGAACTATCAATGAAGGAGTTATCAAGAATAAATCTCTGATCAATAGATCCATCGACTACAAACGTTTTTTTAAGGAACGTTCCTTGATAGATTTTTAAGTCAGTAAACGATCCTACACCAGAACTAATGGTTGTAGTAACGTCTTCTGGAATTGAGAAGATATAATTGCTATCATTCGTTGCACCAACGCATACTAGACCCGCCTGTAAGGTCATCGTAGCGGAAGAGCTAGTAGTTGGTACGTTAAAGTTTACAGTCGCCTGTGCGGCGCTTCTAGAGCGTGGTACGTATCCAATGTTTCTTGCCAAAGATACCACATTTTCTCTCAAAGTCGCAGAATCCAAGAAGGATTCATTGACGATCATGTTAGAATTGAACGCAGTAATATATGTGTTATACGCTAAAGTATCAATTAAGACCGAAAAATTAGACCCCTCAAAGTCAAAGTCCGTGAAATTGGAATTTGCACGCAAATAGTCCTTTATAGAGGTCTTTATCTGGTCAAAATCGAGATTTGTAAATTTAGTAAAAGGCATTTTATCTTGTTGCCTCTAGTAAAAATGAGAATTCTTGAGTTGGAAACTCTTGACCGACAATATCATAGATTACGGTGACTTCAAAACTGTTTTCATCTGGTCTTGGATCGACTTCTACAACCACATCTGCAACTCTTGGCTCAAAATTTTCGATAGTATCTAAAATTTGCTCCTGAATTACAGATGCGGTTGCATAATCTACGAATTCAAACAGACTTGAACGTACATCTGAACCTATAAGAGAGTTAAAAAACCTCTCAGTTGGTATCGTCTGGACCAAATTTCTTACAGATCTGCGAATTGCAGACTCATTTGTCAATATTGGTAAGTCTTTTGTCACGGGATGTGGATCAAAAGACAAACTAATGTCCTTAAATGCTCTAGAAACCCGTGGAAGTGCCATTTGGTCGAAAGTTTTCTTGATTTTATTTATACTTAATGTCAGAGTTTCCCGTATGTTGGCTCAGTTCCATAGCTCCAATCATCATAATCTTCGTCATTGCGGATTTTTTCATGCAACTCAGTCTGTTTTTTAAGATTGTGACGTGGTGCAAGGTCATGCATAACCTCTGTAAGCACTCTTTTCTCTGGAATGTTCTGCATTGAACCATAATCTGAGATGAGTTTTGTGGTTCCCCACATCTCTCTCATGTATTCTTTGTTTCTATCGACAGGTGATTGTCCCATTTTAGCTCCTGATTTGTGAAAATCAGAACTTTTAGAGGGGTTGCTATCCCTTATCTGTATTTATTTCGCGTTCTTGAGCGGTTTTCCAGTGGTATTCGTCTTCATTTCCCATTCCTAACCGTTCATAACCACACTCTACCTGATAATATTGAGTCGAAACTTTAAAGTCTGGCATTTTAGGTTCGGCAGGAGTCAAACTATTGTCAAAAATACGCAATCTGTTGTTGGGATAGAGTGCATATTGTCCATTATTCAACTCAATAAGATTATGTGACTTGTGTTCGGCAGGGTTTTCGCTCGTTGCCCAGTCAACCATGTCTGGATCGCGGTGATAATTGTCCAGGGTGCAGACGTAAACGCCCTTTTGAATGCCAAAGTCCCGTGTATAGCACTCATAGTCCATACTACCAATGAACTTTTTATCAATACTGACTACACCATAGTCCATACAGTTCCAAAACTGTAGGTTAGGCAAGTCCATATCAGGTGTCGGCAGTTCTGGACGAGATAAAAAGGCACTAATGGGCAACTTATCATACATTGCCGCATACTCTGGTAGATATGTCTCAAAATAAAAAGCACGTCCAGGAATCGACTTTGCCGAAACCCAGACGCCTTTTACAAATTCACCATGTCCACTCTGATGATCCGTCAGATATTCTTTACGAACCCAGACTTCTTGTGATGGGAGGTTGGTGATGAGACAACTCATAAGACTTGTATAACTGTCTTATTTAACCCTTACCTTGTCCACGATACTTCTTACGCGCTTTATTGCGAGAAGAGGCGGCATATTTGGTTCCCATGCCGTCGCCTTGACGAGACTTCTTCGGAGGTCCGGGGTTATAAGACGTTTTGCTACCAGAGACACCTACTTTTGATTTTGCCATGTTTATGTAGAACTAGAGATTGTTGTTTTAATTTCATGAGGTTTTGGAGAACCTGTCTGGTAAAATTCGATTGACAGATTCTCCATAAGGTCCAAGTATTCTTCCTCTGTGAGATTACTATGAACCTCAGAGTCTTTTATGAATACTGTGTACCGATCGTTAGACATCAAATAACCCTTGTCTTTTCGTGACCAACGCGGATGCGAGGATCACACCAGATTTCAAAGCCTGCTTCCTTTGCATCCAAACAGAAACTCACATCTTCTCCACACATGTCTTGAACCTCACCAGATTCAAAGACTTGCATTTTGGGAGCAAACCAAGGA